TATCGATCGCTACGGTATGTAACCACTCTATTATTTGCGGAGTTGGTGTACGCTGTTTTATGTAAGGAGATTCTCATTTGTTTCTGGGTTGGGTCCCAGTGACGGACCGTATTTTTCTTTCCAGGCCTCAACGCGTTCGTCAAAAGTTACGTTGAGGATTGGGCAAAGAATGTCTGCACACTTGCAAACATTCTTGAGGTTCTCTTGCCAATACTCATAGCGTTCCCTTCCAAGGGCAAACGCTTCGTGCATGACACTCGAGATCGAAGATCTCGCAACATCCTCTGGGGTTTCCACTTTGGAAGCAAGATTACACATCAAGCTCTTGAAATGGCTGGCCTCATCAAGACATCCAATTCGCATACCAATTTCTGGGATGTAAGAGGATTTCCTTTTAAGGAAGTCGGAACCAGGCAAATAATCGACAGCATCTGCTGTCTTATCTGGTGGGGTGATTTTCTTTCCGTAGTTAGCCAACCACTTTTGATAACTAGTAAAAGTTATTTTTGGGTAGTCGGGATGGACGGTGCCATAGCCATCATCACCATAGGTAGTAACGGCTTGGGCGGATCTGAAATCAATGGCATCCCAATACATCGCAAAGAAATGCATGCGCATGTAAAAAGAATTGGCAATAGAGTTCATTTGAACTGTGAGATTGATCCCAGAAATCACCATACTGAAAAATTGTAACAAAGTGCCGTTCCAATCAATCATTGGGTGGACTATTTCAGTCAACATCGCTCGCATAATGGTAATATCCTCTGGAGGATAACCACCTTCCTCAGCAAGATCTATCATAGCTTGCAAAGCCATGGAAGTCACCTGAGAACAGCAAGTAATGTCATACTTAGAATAGTCAAAGGCCAGAGTACGCTCAGTGCCATACTTCTCGGCATAGGTCATAAGTTCCTCCCATTGAGGGCTGAAACAATTGATACCTACTGAACATTCAGTTTCTCTTGGGTGGCATCCGATGAATCGGATGACAGGTAAGAAATACTGCCTGACCAAAATGGAAAAAGCAATTGGGCATGATTGAAATACCCTCACTTTGTCCTTACCAACTGGAGTTGGTTCATCTTTGAGGCAAGCACGCATAATTGGGTACGCGCGTTCACCTCTGGCCCAGCAAGCCAACATCCTGTCCATCTCTTCGACGATGGATGGATCAGGAATTCGATCGATCAAAGTACCTTTATCGTCTAAGATATCTTCGAACCAAACGTTCTTTGGACCCAGTATTGGGAAACCCATACTAGTACTCATGTCGAGGGGGTCAATAAAACGTTTGCCATGAACACCTATAATGCTTTCAGTTAATGTAAGCTTTCTAAACACTTCACCAACGCTCGCTGCGTGTTTCTTGACGAGAACAAGAAGCGGCTTGAGCCAATCGTCTTTCGCTCTTTGCAAAAGCTTGGGAGGATAACTCATCTCAGGCTTTGATGCGTGATCAAGTGTAGTATTGTAGGGTGTCCAATTAGGGATCATTTGAGGGGGCCCAAAGTCAACATCAGGTTTGAAAATTTCTTTAATAAAAGGTTTCAAGGGACTATCAATCACTCTTGATTTGGTTTGAGCACGAACATGCGTGCTACCATAAACTTCAAAGCCTGCTGTTTCATCGAAAGTGCCACAATAGGCTTTTTCGTGAGCTTTGGGTGAGCGAAGAACTTCCATACCATATTGGGTGGTAGGTAAATCCCCGCCGCTGACTCCTATTGGGAATTTAGCCCGCAAGAAATCGATTGCTGCATCACATTGAGCACGGGTGAGAGTGCCTGCAACGCAGTCATATTTGCCGGTCAAAATACCGACTCTTCTCTCAGGTTTGGCTCCAAGATGGAAACCAAGTAGAGAAGGTTGTTTGCCTGCTCCAAGAATCATTGAGGAACAGGAGCCCGCATAAGCAACAGGGTTGCTTGACATATATGAACAGCCTGGGAAAGACATTTGGCTATGAGAATGTGTACCAAAACTGGCAAGACTCTTTTCTGTATCAATATCAGTCTCGTTATTGCGCCATAGAATGCGAACATCTGCAGTGCCTGTTGGAAGACTAATGGGGAGCCATTTGCGTATGTCTTTCATGTCGGGGCAATTAGGCACGTAGGCAGCTACGAAATCGGTACCAGGAAAATGATACACAGTGTCGAACTCTGCTTTAAACATGCGAAGAACGCCCCCAGGTTTATCATTTCTCTTCAATTTGATAGATAGAACCGGATAGGGTTCAGTACTCATATCAGAATTTTTATAGAAATTATGTCTCGGGAAAATGACAACATGCTTATCTATACAGACGGCAGCCGTAGCTGCCATGGAAGAATCAGGCCTATGAAATTCACCTGACCATAAGGCCTTGGTGAGAATAGGTTCGACTTGAGACAAAACTGCTGTCTTGGCTTCTGTAGAAGTTTCAACCTTAAGGCTGGAGTGACCAAACATATTGTCAAACCAAGAAGGCTGAGCATCTATAGATTCTTTTGAAAGGTGATCTGTTTCACCTGCTTGGGGCTTTCGGTACTCATTGTACATACGTAACAAAGTCACACCAGCTCCAATCCCAAAAATGACGCTAGAAACGCCATATCGGGCATCACGGAAATGTGTGACAGCCGAAGGGAAAGAATCTCTCCTTGTACTAAGCTCGTTCCACATTGACTTAACCAAACACTTTCTGTAGATGTAAAAAAGCGCACTAGTAACCAAATGAATCGGAATTGTTGCAGCAAGAAGGGTTGGACCAAACCACAAAAAGAAAAAGTGGAAAGCCCAAAGAAGCCAGAAAAACCAACGAACATACCAACGAACATCTCTTCGGACAGTTTGATGATACATATAGTTGATTTGTCCCTGTACCCAGGGATTTGTGATGACAGAATGGGGGAGAATTGACAAAAGAATAGGAGTAAAAGACTCGGACATCATACTCTGCGTTTCTGCAATGAGTTGCTTTGTCGCCAAAGTCTTAAGAAGGGGTACTTCTAAACCTCCAAATCGGAAGAAACTGCCAAAGTAACCACTAACGGCTTCAGTTGCAATCTTCTTTGCGTACTTGTCTATCTCAATAGAACAAGGTTTCATTTCTTCTTGTTTTTTCCTGAGTGCACATACACACATTAGAGGTGTTTTGGTGCACGTCCCACATTTGGGTGAAAGAGGATTTGAGGCACAATTACAAAAACCAGGCAAAAGACCACATGCACAAAGTTCAAGTTTGACAAGGTCATTATTGTAAGTTAAGTTAACGGTCTCAGCTTTCACATGAGAAGCAGCGGCTGAAGAAATCACCTCCAAAAAAGCAGATAATTTGAGTTCATCACAAGGTATGGTAGTACCATCATGCCGTCTTCCCTTAAATGGACTGAAAGCCCATCCTGTTGTTCCATTAGGTTTACGGAACGTAACAACATCCTCAATAGTGAAAGTCCATACGTCATCAGGAGGCGAATGAAGATCGCGGTTCAAGAGCTCCGGATGCTTATTGTTTAACATCATGGAGTCATTTTTCCTATATTTGGGGTTGACAACCATCGTGACATGTAAGAAACGACGAAGAATAGATTCTGGACAATTGGAATATAGATTTGCATCCATGTTCTTCTTGTTAGTTGTCGCCCAACAAAAGAAAGGGCGCGGTCGCACTCGACCTTTTTGTGTCACATCTGACATCTCAGCAGTCACATCGGTTGTATTAATGTACTTCACAATCGGAAGCGTCGGATTGTATTGGACAGTCCCGAACTTAGCGTTCGCTATGTCGTCAAAACCAACAACTTTGGAACTGGAAGATACATTATCCTCAAAACGTTGCTTCATATCAATTTGTGTGCACTCTTTGGGATCATATACCTGACCCATGGCATGCGCGACAGTCTTAATTAAAAGTGTAGTCAAAGTGGATTTACCAATGGAAGAATCCCCAAATAGGCTAACAGCAAAAGGGGTTATTCTGAGTGTTGTAGCTTTCTCAAGAAGAATCATTTGTTCATCGATCTGAGAAAGGGTGACGAGTTTTTGATGAAGATCGTGTCCAAGCCAACCATCATAAGAGATGGACTTCATACGTTTACACTGTTGAAGGAGATTGCGAACTTTCTCTTGGTAGCCAGTCATGTCATCGAGATTGCCGTTTGCAGCCAAATACCGTTGGCTAACAACCTCAGTGTATCCAGTCTCGAACTGCTGAATAGATTGATCCTCGAAAAGAAGAGGATCAAGGGACCTCTCTTTGATACACCTGTATCCTGTTGTCAAGAAATAATCAATAGTTTTGACTATGGCATCTAGAAAATCGGTGCAATCGTTTACATCGCACCAGGGGTGTATTTTTAGAAGTTGAAGAGTTCCAACATTCCATTTGTATCCTTTAAAATCGGAGACGATCATGGAGGCGAAGCCAGAAATCACAAGATTGATATTCTTGATGTTACGATTATTTTTGAGTATCGTTAATTTCTTAGCAAAGCCAGTGAGGAAGAAGGGAGAAGGTCCTTCCGTCTCGAGAGATGTTGGTGTTCGTTCTTCGTCAGAAACCACAGTTGCTGAACAATCCTCATCAGTAAATAGAGAATAGAGATCAGTTAACATTTCCGTAATGGATTTTTCGCGAATATTCATTTTTAGGCATGCAATGCACGCAACAAGAATATCCGCGAAATTGCGGGATCTGTAGAGTTGGTAGGAAAAAATACCGAAAGATTCGATAAGATTTATCCAAGGAAGAGCTTCAGTCTTGTCTTCTTTTGAAAGTTTGGCGACTTCTTTGAGTAACCGTTCATCGATATTCATCGTTTCATTAGAACATGGTTTTCTCTTCCGTTGTTTGTAGCCCTTTTTGTTATGGCGTCGTGAAATACCATCAAGTGGGTTATACTTGGAACCAACTTTCTTTGTAAAAGTGATTGAATTATATTCTTTCAAATCTTCATAGATAAGTGGTTGCAGACGTTGTTGGATCGCTTCACCGAGCATTGTTTTGGCTCTTATATAGTGTTCGATCTGTTGTCTGGTGGGTGTCAGTCTGTGTAGGATCAGGTCTTCATATTGAATAATAATACCATGAATCCACGCTTCTTTGACGGGATGGA